TATATTTGATGGAATTGTCAATGGAAGAATTGCTATTGCAATTACTTCTCATAGTATTTCAGATGTAAAATCTGTCTTTGGTACAAACAATGGTATTGTTGGTATCAATACATTTAGTGCTGATGTAATTCAATCATCAGTATTTAATGTTGGAATTGCATCAATTACTACTCTTTCTGGTGGCGTAAGCACGGTAACTAGTGCAAATCCATTGTTCCCAGGAACCTCTACAAAAGTAGGTAATATAATTCAGTATAGTGATCTTTCATCTTCACAAGATCCAATTCTGGCAAAAATAGTCAGTGTAGGATCTTCTACAATAGTAATTCAAGGAGTTGCTGATGTTGCTGGAGTCGCAAATGGAACTCTTCCATCTTCATCATATAATGCAACTGATTTTAAAGTTCTATCAACAAAACTGAAGTCATCTTCTGATAATACTTTATATACAAAACTTCCAAAAAATAATATTTCATCCGTTGATCTTACAGATGCTTCTTTAACGATTAGAAAAACATTCACTGTAAATATTTCTTCAGGACAACTTTCAACACCAGTTGTTGCTGGAACGAATGAGACTTTCTTACCGTTTGACGACGAAAGATATACTTTAATCAGATCAGATGGTGCTACAGAACTTTTAACAACAGATAGATTATCATTCTTAGTTGGTAGCACACAATTACAAATTTTAAATCTTGGATCTGATGATACTGGTGCTACACTGATAGCGACTTTAAGAAAAATAAAACCAAAATCAAAATCAAAAATTAAAAATAGAGTAAACTCTATAGTAATAGATAAATCAAAGTATGATGGATCTGGAATTGGGGCAACAACTCTTAATGATGGATTGACTTTTGGTAATTATCCATTTGGAACTAGAGTTCAGGATGAAATAATCTCCCTTAATGTTCCAGACATTATTGAAATTCATGGAATTTATGAGTCTGCAGACACATCTAATCCATCTGCACCTAAGGTGATACTTTCTTCAATTACTAGTCCATCAACAACAACATTAGAATTTGTTGTTGGAGAACTATTGGTCGGTCAAACTAGTGGAGCCGTTGCAATCTATGCAGAAAGACTGACAGACTCTCAAATATCATTCATATACAAAAATGATATCTCCTTTAAAGAGGGTGAAACTGTAATTTTCCAAGAATCAAATGTTCAGGCAGTAGTTACAACACTTTCTGCACCAAGTTTTGAAATATCACCAAATTATACCTTTACAAATGGTCAAGAAGAAACTTTCTATGACTATGGAACTATAAAGAGAAAATCAAATTCAGAAGAACCATCCAAAAAAATCAAAATTTATTTCTCAAATGGATATTTTGATTCAACAGATGACGGTGATCTGACAACAACAGAGTCTTATAGAAATTTTGATTATGTTAAAGAGATTCATTCCGTTAATGGGTTTAGAAATACAGACATCTTAGATATAAGACCTAGAGTTTCTCCATATACTGTTTCTGCTGGATCCGCATCACCTCTTGAGTTTAATGGCAGAACTTTTAACGCATCTGGAAACTCTGCTACTAACGTGTTAGCCTCTGATGAAAGTATTTTAACAACTTTCTCATTCTATCTACCAAGAATTGATAGAATCTTCCTCACAAAAGAAGGTATTTTCCAAGTTAAATACGGAGTTCCTGCAGAAAAACCAGAAAAACCAGTTCCAGTTGATGAAGCATTAGAGATTGCTACAATTAAACTTTCTCCATATCTTTATTCTCCTAACCAAGCTTCTATTGACTTCTTAGAGCATAAGAGATATAGAATGGTTGATATTAAGCAACTTGAGAATAGAATAAGAAATCTTGAATACTATACATCATTGTCTCTTCTTGAAACTAATACTGCAAACTTATTTGTTCCTGATGCTGATGGTCTGAACAGATTCAAGTCTGGTTTCTTAGTTGATAATTTCTCATCATTCTTGACTCAAGAAAATGGTGCTCCAATTAAAAACAGTATTGATAGACAAAACAAAGAACTCCGTCCAAGACACTATACTAGTTCGGTTGATTTAATCTTTGGACCAGTAGTAAACACAAATCCTGCGGATGACTTAGCTTTTACCCCCATTGAGGGAACGAATGTAAGAAGATCAAACGATGTAATAACCCTTGATTATGCAGAAGTAGAATATATCAAACAAACTTTTGCAACTAGATCTGAAAGCGTAACTCCATTCCTTATTAGTTTCTGGCAAGGAACTCTTGAATTAACTCCATCATCTGATACTTGGGTTGATACTGCAAGACTTGAAGCAAAAATTATTGAAACTGAAGGAAATTACGCACAAACAATTAATGATTTAGCAAGAACAGACGGTGTTGATCCACAAACTGGTTTTGGACCTATTATCTGGGGTTCATGGCAAACAAACTGGACGGGAACACAAACCAGAGACTCTACACGGACAAGATCAGAATCAAGTCGTGAAGGTAATGTAAGAAGTGTTGGGGGCTGGCCAAATGGTGACCCAGGAAGTAATCCTGCAAGATGGGTTGAGACAAGAGTAACTTCAACTGTTCAAGATACTCTTAGGGAAACAATTCAGTTTGGTGTGGAATCAAGAACTGGAACAAGAACTATAGTAACTGAACAATTTGATAGAGAATCTGTAGGTGATAGAGTTGTGAGCAGGGACATTATCCCATTCATGAGATCTCGCAATGTTGAGTTTGTAAGTAAGAGAATGAAACCTCTTACTCAGATGTATGCTTTCTTTGATGGAGTCAATGTTACAAAATATTGTGTACCTAAACTTCTTGAAATTTCAATGATATCTGGAACTTTCCAGATAGGAGAAAATATTATTGGTAGAACAGTTAGAACTGGTTTGGGGGCTGACTTGTCCGATAGTGCTCCTAAAATAACATTTAGAGCTGCTCAGCCCAATCACAGAGAAGGAGCATATGATACTCCATCCTCAATCTTCCGTGAAAATCCTTATACACGTCAACCACTGTCCGCAACATATTCTTCAACATCAACAATATTGAACGTTGATACTCTGTCACTTTCTCAACAAGAACAGGGTCAATATAGTGGATATGTTGAAACTGATATGACACTTATTGGTGAAACTAGTGGTGCTCGTGCAACGATTACAAATGTTCGTTTAGTTTCAGATCTTTCCGCTACATTGATTGGAAGTTTCTTCATTCCAAACCCAAATAATATTAATCACCCAAGATTTGAAACTGGAACAAAAACATTTGTTCTTGTTAATGATGATCAAAATAACCAAGATCTTGCTACAACTATTTCTGAAGAAACTTACACTTCTGCTGGTACGTTAGAAACTGTACAAGAAAATATTATTTCTATTAGAAATGCAAGAGTTGAGAACAAACAAGAATTTGAATCAAGGAATGTTAACAGATCTCTTGGAACTCAAGTTGTTGGATCAAATACTATAGGTCAATCTAGAAGAGATGTTGTTATTGGTTGGTATGATCCTTTAGCACAATCATTCTTGGTTGAAGATGATACTGGAGTATTTGTAACTAAGTGTGACGTATTCTTCCAGTCCAAAGATGATATGGATATTCCAGTCGTTTTCCAATTGAGAACGATGGAAAATGGATTCCCAACTCAAAAGATTCTACCATTCACTGAAATTGTATTAGATCCGGATCAAATTACAACTTCAGCAGATGGATCTGTAGCAACGACGTTTGAATTCAAAGCGCCAGTGTATCTTGAAGGTGGAAAAGAGTATGCAATTTGCTTAGCATCAAACTCAACCAAGTATAGTGTCTACATTTCAAGAATTGGTGAAACTGATATTCTGACTGATACCTTTATATCAAACCAACCATATCTTGGATCTCTCTTTAAATCACAAAATGCTTCAACTTGGGAAGCAAGTCAGTGGGAAGATCTCAAGTTTACTGTTTATAGAGCAGACTTCCTTGATTCTGGTTCTGTAGAATTCTATAGTCCAGAACTGAGAGAAGGTAATGGTCAAATTGCAACTCTTCTTCCAGATTCTCTTGAATTAAAGTCAAGAAAGATTAGAGTTGGTCTTGGATCAACTCTAGTTGATAGTGGTTATACTCTTGGAAACACTTTCTCACAACTCGGAACAAACGCAACTGGTAATTTAGTTGGTCTTGCTGGTTCTATTGCAACAGGTGCTCTTACAGTATCTACCGCTGGAATTGGTTATACTCCAACGGATGGAATTTCTACATTTAGTGGTGTAAACTTAATTACTCTTACAGGTAGTGGTAGTGGAGCAGTTGCTCAAGTAACCATTACAAATGGTGTTGCAAGTGCAGCTAGCATCACAAGTGGTGGATCTGGATATCAAATTGGTGATGTTCTTGGAATAAGCACAATTGGAGTAAGTTCTGTTGGTAGAAATGCTAGATTGACCGTTGTTTCAATTGCAAGCACAAATCAACTCGTTCTTGATAATGTCCAGGGTAACTTTATAACAGGTGCCGGTTATACGATGCAGTATACCAATAGTTCTGGAGTTACTACATCGTTGAATGCATCCACTGGTGGAAACGTTACTCTTTCTGCAATAAACGTTGTTAATGATGGTTTACACATTAAAGTAAATCACCAAAACCATGGAATGTATTTCTCGGATAATCTTGTTAAGATTTCTGGTGTTCTTCCTGACATAAAACCAACAAAACTAACTGCAGAATATAATGCATCTTCAACAGATGGAATGGTGGTTGACAGTGCTACAAGCTTCTCAACATTTGAAAATGTAGGTGTTGGAACAACAAATATTGGTTATCTATTAATTGGTGAAGAAATTATTGAATACACTACAGTTTCTGGAAATACTATTGGTGGAAATATTGTAAGAGGAGCAAATCCAATCACATATCCTGTTGGTACCCCTGTTTATAAGTATGAAATTGGTGGAGTTAATCTCGCAAGAATTAACAAAACTCATGACCTTAATGATGTTACAGTTTCAGATCCAATAGGTTTTGACTATTATAATATCAAGTTGAACATGGGAGCACTTGATATTGATAATGATGATAGAAGTGATGATAGCGGATTCCCTGCTCTTTATGTAAATCAAACAAAATCTGCTGGTGGATATAATGTTAAGGCATCTCAAAATATGCCATTTGAAATAGTCACACCTATTGTTCAAAATGTAACTGTCCGGGGAACAAATATTAGTGGAGAATTGAGAACAATTACATCTAAGAGCATAAATGGAACAGAAATTCCATATATTGATAATGGATTTGAAACTATTACTTTGAATGAAACGAATTATCTTGATTCTCCAAGAATGATTGCTTCTAAGGTAAATGAGGACAATCAACTTGCAAATATTCCTGGATCTAAGTCAATGAATATGAGAATATTCATGGGAACAGTTGATAGTCGTGTTTCTCCAGTAATTGATGGTCAAAGAACAAGCGTAATTCTCACTTCAAATAGAGTTAATAATGCTATTGAAGATTATGCAGCAGACAGGAGAGTGAATGAAATTGCTACCGATCCTACAGCATGTCAATATATTTCTAAAGAGATTGTTTTAGAAAATTCAGCTTCTTCTCTCAAAGTTCTTTTAGCTGCTCACATTAGCACAAAATGTGATATTAGAGCATTCTACTATGTTGCCAATGAAGCGGGTGCAAATCCAATTTTTGTTCCTTTCCCTGGTTATTCTAACCTTGATACAAGAGGAAGAATTATTTCTACAAGTGATAACAACGGTGAATCTGATATATTTGTTCCAAAAACAAATACTTATGGATTTAATCCAGAGTCTACTGAATTCAAAGAGTATACTTTCACTGCAGATAATTTACCAGACTTTAGAACATATAGAGTGAAAATTGTCTTGACATCAACAAGTCAAGTATATGTACCAAGAATTAAAGATTTGAGAGTGATTGCACTTGCTTGATATGGAAAGATATGGTGTGGAGGGTCATGCAGATCTTGCAAGAGACCCTCAAACAAATTCAATACTAAATGTAAATAAATTGGATTACGAACAATATGTTGCAAGACGTGCAGCAAAAAATGAAAAGAATCAAAAAGTACAAAATATTGAGCAAGAAGTTGCTAGTATGAAGAGTGATATTGATGAAATTAAATTCTTGCTAAGGGAGTTATTAAATGGAAATGGATCCGGACAAAATTGAACTAGAAAATCTCAGCAAGAGCTTTGAATATTTCAAAGTTTGTTCTGAGATAGATAGTATAGATGATGTTGAAATGGTAAAACTAGTTGCTAAGTGTTACTATAAACTTTATTTAAAACAACAAGAAGTTGTTTCAAGTTTAGCAAAATTAGGAGTTTCTGATGCCAAGTAGAAATATTACTTTTGATCCAGATTCGGGTGTACCAGTAGGATCAAATTTTACTATTAACACTGGATCAGATTTTAAAGCAAAATTTAATGTAGTTAATACATCAAGTTCTGCTTATAATTTTACTGGATATACTGGATCCGCGCAAATGTCAAAAAGCGTTTCTATTGGATCTAGTTCATACGCAGTTGCAACCTTTAATGTTGGATTTACTAGTGCCGCTGGAGGTAAGTTTGAGATTTCTTTAGGGTCAACCGCAACAAGAAGTCTTGCTGAAGGTAGATATGTTTACAACGTATTAGTGAGCTCTGGATCAACTGTTTATAACATAACAAACGGAAATATACTAGTCTTACCAGGCATCTCTTCAGCCCCAGCATAAATATACTTAGGGGAAAATTGGTAAATGGCACAACCATCAAGTAGATCTGAACTAATAAATTATTGTAAAAGACAACTGGGTGCTCCAGTTTTAGAGATCAACGTTGCTGATGAGCAAATAGAAGATCTTGTAGATGATGCTGTTCAGTATTTTCAGGAAAGGCATTTTGATGGTGTTGGTCAAGTATTTTTAAAATATCAATTAACTCAAGAAGATATTGATAGAGGAAGAGCACCAAATAACACAAGTGCAGGAATAGTAACAACTACAGCATCTGCAACTATCGCTGGAGTTTCTACAACCTTTTCATACAAAGAAAATAGTAATTTTTTACAAATTCCACCATCAGTTATTGGTATAACAAAAATTTATCATTTTGATGGCACTAATACAACAACAAATAATATGTTTAGTGTCAAATATCAATTGTTTTTAAATGATATTTACTATTGGGGGTCTACAGAAATCCTAACGTATGCGATGACAAAAACATATTTGGAGGATCTTGACTTTCTTCTGACAACACAGAAGCAAATTAGATTTAATCAAAGACAAGATAGATTATACTTGGATATTGATTGGGGAAGTGTTCAAGTAGGAGACTACATTATTATTGATTGTTATAGAGTTTTAGATCCAAACGATTATACAAGAGTTTGGAATGACTCTTTCTTAAAAAAATATTTGACATCTCTTATTAAAAAACAGTGGGGACAAAATTTAATTAAGTTCCAAGGAGTAAAACTTCCAGGTGGGGTTGAGTTAAATGGAAGACAAATTTATGATGATGCACAAAAAGAACTTGATGCAATATCCGAAAAAATGATGTCTACTTATGAACTTCCACCTTTAGACATGATCGGTTAAGAACATGCTTAATCCTTTTTTTCAACAAGGTTCTAGATCTGAGCAGAATCTAATTCAAGATTTGATCAACGAACAGTTGAGAATGTATGGTGTTGAAATTCATTATTTACCGAGAAAATATATAACAGAAAAAACTGTACTGAGAGAGGTTATACAATCTGTATTTGATGACGCATATCCATTGGAAGCGTATTTAGAAAATTTTGATGGATATTCTGACAATGCAACAATTTTGTCAAAATTTGGTATTCAACAAACTCAAGAAATAACACTAACAATTTCTAGGGAAAGATTTGAGACTTATATTTCACCATTGATAAAAAATGAGTCAAATATAAAATTATCAACCAGACCTAAAGAAGGTGATCTCATATACTTCCCCTTAGGTGACAGATTATTTGAAGTTAAATTTGTTGAGCATGAGAAACCATTTTATCAACTTCAAAAAAATTATGTTTATCAACTAAAATGTGAACTCTTTAGATATGAAGATGAAGTTATTGATACTGGTGTGTCTGATATTGATGATGTATTGGTTGGTGGTATCGGTGAATCGGGATCTATCGGTCAAACCGAAGATGGTATTTCAACGATTCTGGGAAATACACAAACTCTTACTCTTGTAGGAACTGGAGTTACTGCAACTGCCGTTTCTGGTATTATTACTTCTGGTGGTATTAGACTTATCACTATTACTAATAGGGGTGGTGGGTATTCATCTATTCCTACAGTTGGTATATCTTCAGCACCAACTGGAGGAATAACGGGAATAGCAACTGCTGTAATGATTTCCGGAATTGTTGTCTGCACAGACAATGTAAATCCAAATGCACAATCAGTTCAAAGAGCTGATATAACTAATCCAGGTGCAGGGTATACAGTTGCCCCTAGCATAAGATTCATCGGTGGTAGAGGAGCAGGAGCTGCTGCCACAGCGACTATTGGAGATGGTGTTGTTGGTATAATAACTGTTACAAATGCTGGCGCTGGATATACATCTGCACCACAGGTTACATTTACCGACGAAATATTCTTGACTGGTGTTACAACTGAATCCGCAACAGCGACAGCAGTCGTAAGTGCAGCTGGAACAATAACTGCAATTAGAATTACTAACGCTGGTCTTGGATACAGTGTAGCACCAACCATTACAGTTACTTCACCATCCATAAACTCTACGGGTGACTTTGTATTCAACGAAACTGTAACTGGATCTATAAGTGGAACAACCGCAAAAGTAAGATCTTGGAACTCATCCACAAATCAACTTGAAGTTGCATCAGTTACTGGATCTTTCCAGATTGGAGAGGACATAGTTGGATCAGAATCTGCAGCATCTCATCAATTGAGAGTAGTAGATTTAAATCCACCAAACGACGGATTCTCAAGTAATTCTGAAATAGAAACAGAAGCAGATTTGATTGTAGACTTTTCTGAGCGCAATCCTTTTGGGATTCCATAAATAACATTTATTAGCTTTAATAATATTATAAAGGGATCTAACCATGTTTGAGTATTTTTACAACGAAATTTTAAGAAGAACTGTCATAGCTTTTGGCACACTTTTTAATAATATTTCAATCAAGCACACTAACTCTTCCGATCAAGTTGTAAGTGTTGTTAAGGTTCCCTTGGCTTATGGACCAACTCAAAAATTCTTGGCTAGATTAAATCAATCACCAGATTTAAATAAACCAACATCTTTGACATTACCAAGAATGTCATTTGAATTTACTGGGTTGACATACGATCCGTCAAGAAAAGTAACCACAACTCAAACATTTTTGGTGAAGGATTCAACCGATGGATCCGAAACTAAAAAGTCATATATGCCAGTTCCTTATAATATGCAATTTGAACTGAGCATTATGACAAAGTTAAATGATGATGCTTTGCAAATTGTTGAGCAAATTTTACCATATTTTCAACCATCATATAATTTAACTGTGGAATTGGTAGAGGAGATAAAAGAAAAAAGAGATATTCCAATAATCTTAGAAAATGTGACTATGCAAGATGATTATGAAGGTGATTTTTCAACAAGAAGAGTACTTCTTTATACTTTAAGATTTACTGCAAAGACATATCTCTTTGGACCTACTTCCAGCGCAACAAAAGATATTATCAAATCTGCAAAAGTCAGTTATCTTACTGGAACAGATCTTTCAAATACAACAAGAGAAGTTGTTTTTACTTCAACTCCAAGAGCAATCAAAAACTATACAGGAACTGTTGTCACAACTCTCTCAAAAGATACAACAACTACAGACACACTGTTAACAGTTGATGATGCAAGTTCAATAACTGTAAAAACCTATCTGGACATTGAAGGTGAAGAAGTCTATGTCAAGTCCAAGAGTGGTAATGTATTGACAGTTGAAAGAGGAAAAGATGGAACAACAATTACATCTCATTTGAGAGGTGCAGAAGTTAAATCAATTACAACTGCAGACAATGCTCTAATTGAAGAGGGTGATGACTTTGGATTTAGTGGTAGCACGGTATGAAAATGACAAAAAAATTTGACGATTTGAATGAAGCATTTAATGTTGAGGGAGAGGTTGTATCAAGCGAACCGGAAGGAAGAATTGAAAAAATTGAAAATATTAAATCGTCAGTAGAAGATATTAAAAAGGACTATGAATATACTAGAGGTAATCTGTATAGTTTAATTGAAAAAGGTCAGGAAGCTATTAATGGAATTCTTGAACTAGCCCAAGAAAGTGAGATGCCAAGAGCATATGAAGTTGCAGGTCAGTTGATTAAAAATGTTGCTGATGCTACTGATAAATTGATGGATCTACAGAAAAAACTAAAAGAAGTTGAAGAAGAAAAGCAAGCAAAAGGTCCTTCAAATGTAACTAATGCACTTTTTGTTGGTTCTACAGCAGAACTGGCAAAACTTTTGAAAAACAAAGATTTGGATAAGGAATAAATTTGTTGTAAAATAAATACTATTATAGATGAATATGGAGTAATAGTAGGTGCCCCTAAGAAAACCCTCAGAATTTTTTAATGATATTAATTCCAAAAATTCTCTTGACCTTGTTAATGAGGAGTTAAATTCTGCTGCTCCAGAAAAAATAGAAAAATTAACAGAAGCATTTGACGTTTTTAAATATAATCTAAGCAATATTCAGTCATTAACAGAGTTTACTAACAACATAGATGGGTTTAAGTCAAATATTGAAAAAGTAAATAACCTGTCAGAATGCATAGATCTTTTAAAAGAAGAAATTGAAACTTGTATTAAAAAAGAAGATCTTGATAATGCAATGATGTCTCAACTGTTTTTTGTTGAGGAATCTATTAAAAATGTTCAGGATAATATAAAATATTTAAATTCAAAAACTCTATTAGATATTAAAGATGAATTTTTATCTTTATCAGAAACTATTGAAGATTTTTTGGATGTAGAAGTTCCCAAAATCAAAAATTC